GATAAAACAGGCCTAATAAGCCACATATCACGATTTGAAGGAAAATTCGGGGATATGACAGGCTTGGAATTTAAGGCCATACAAGACAAAATAGCGAATGCTCAGAGCATGTTTAATGCTCTACCCTCAGAAGTACGTAACAAATTCAATAACGATCCATCGGCTTTACTCTCATTCATGGATGATCCGGAAAACAGAGATGAGGCCATAGAACTTGGCCTAATCAGAAACACATGGACAGAAGAAACAGACGGACTAGGAGAACATGTCAAACTTGGAGAAAATATTAAAAAAGCCGATCCTACGGAAAATATCGAATAATATGCTATTATTATTCACTTATATGATAATACTTATCTCTTCACTAATGCCATACAGAAATCGGACAATTTTATTGTCCGGTTTATGTTGGCTATTAAAAAATACGTCCTCAAAAATGAGGACTTAGCACGCCCCTTACTTGATGTAATAGTGCTAACTGGTCCCAAAAGGTAGACCAGAACAAAAAATAAATAATATAAAATTACTAAAAAATGATCTAAAAAGCTAAAAAAAAAAACCTAAAAATAAATCTAATAAAAAAAAGGAGAAAAAAAATGCGATTCAGATCAAAAGTAAGAAAAAAAAATTCAAAAAAAATATTCAGAAGAAGCGTAAGACCCTTAAAAATGAACCGTAGGAGACAAACTGGATTAAAACGAGGTGGAACGAGGTTATAAAATGCCATGTTACTTCCCTGTAGGAACCTACGATCTTCAGGGTAAAGTCACTAAAAGACCTTGCGGATCATGTATAGGATGCAAATTAGAATATTCAAGACAGTGGGCTGTAAGATGTGTACACGAAGCCCAATTACATGAAGAAAACAGCTTCATAACACTAACATACAATAACGAAAACTTGCCAAAGGATGGAAATATAGATAAAACAGAACTACAAAAATTCATAAGAAGATTAAGAAAGGAGATAAGCCCGAAGAAAATTAGATACTTCGGCTGCGGTGAATATGGAAACATGCTCAATCGTCCTCATTATCACCTTGCTCTCTTTGGTCACGATTTTGATGATAAAAAAACTCTATTCTATAATAAAAAAACGTCCAGAAAAAATTATCAGGCTGGTATTATATATAGAGCAGAAAGTCTGGAAAAAGTCTGGAAAAAAGGATATTCATCAATAGGTGAGCTCACCTTTGAAAGTGCCGGATATATAGCAAGATATTGTACAAAAAAAATTACAGGAGAAAATGCAGAAAATCATTACCAGGGGAAAACACCAGAATTTGCCCTAATGTCAAGAAGACCTGGACTCGGTAGAGACTGGATAGAAAAATACTTGACGGATGTATATCCTAAAGACTATATGACATTAAAAGGTAAAATAATGAAACCTCTCAGGTACTATGATTCTGTATATGAAAAATTACAACCTCAAAATTTCCTCAAACTTAAAGAAAAACGTAAAGAAAACCTGGAAAAAGCCCTCGACAAAGACCCTCAAATGAAAGGAGAATGTTACAGAAGATATCAAAAAATGGATTATCGCAGACAAGTAACCAAAACCCTAAATAGAGGATTAGAAAATGGAAAAAATTAAATTGTATGCAATTTATGACCTAAAAGCAGAAAGATTCGATACACCCTTCTTTGCAATGTCAGACTTATTCGCAGAAAGAAGGTTCCACATTATGATTCAAGAAAATAAATCAATGTTCAAACTATTTAAAAACGATTTCGTATTAAAGAAAATTGGAGAATTTGAACTCGAAAGCGGCTACTTGTCACTAGACCTAAAAACAATAATAGAAGGAATACAAATAGGAGATATGGACAATGAAATCAGTAATGAAACATAGATTCAGCGAAGTACCAGGCGTACAAGTTCCAAGATCATCATTTAATAGATCACATGGATTTAAAACAACCTTCGATGCAGGTTACCTCGTCCCGATCCTCGTGGACGAAGCACTCCCAGGAGATACATATAAAGTAAACTTAACAGGCTTTGCTCGACTATCAACTCCGACATTTCCCGTAATGGATAATATGCAAATGGACACTTTCTTCTTTGCTGTGCCAAAAAGATTAGTATGGGAAAACTGGCAAAAATTCTGTGGTGAACAAATAGACCCTGGAGCTAGCATAGATTATACAATACCAATAGTTAATGACTTAAATAATCCAAGCAACGAAACATTATGGGATTATTTCGGACTTCCAACAAAAATAGCCGCAGTATATGAATTTAGTGCATTACCGGCAAGAGCCTATAACCTAATATGGAATGAATGGTTTAGAGATCAAAACCTTCAAGACTCTGTAACTGTAAATAGAGATGATGGTCCCGATTCAGAAAGCGATTACGAATTATTAAAACGTGGGAAAAGACATGATTATTTTACCTCATGCTTGCCCTTTCTTCAAAAAGGCGATGCTGTGGAATTACCTCTTGGTACATCTGCCCCGGTTACTGGAATAGGAAATGACGATCAAATATATCCTGCCGGTGCAACTGTGTATGAAACCGATGGAACCGGAACAACTAGTTATGTTGATGCCGCTGACTATGATAAAATATTTATCGAAGAGGATCCAAATAACGCAGGATATCCAAACATAAGAGCCGATCTATCATCAGCCGCGGCTGCAACAGTAAACGAATTAAGACAGGCCTTCCAGGTACAAAGATTACTGGAAAGAGATGCACGCTCTGGAACAAGATATATCGAAATAATAAAAAGTCACTTCGGAGTAACATCAGACGATGCAAGATTACAAAGACCTGAATACCTGGGCGGTGGAACATCAAATGTAAATATAAGCCCAGTAGCAAGAACAGATTCAGCACCAGGAGAACTCGGTGCAATCGGAACAGTAGGATTACGAAATCATGGTTTCGTAAAATCATTTACAGAACATTGTATAATTATAGGACTTGTAAATGTAAGAGCAGACCTAACATATCAGGAAGGTATAGAGCGTATGTGGTCAAGATCAACAAGGTATGACTTCTACTGGCCTGCCCTGGCTCACTTAGGAGAACAAGCCGTGTTAAATCAGGAAATATATATAGATGCGGCAATGATAGGTGCAGGAACCGAAGACGATGTATTCGGATACCAAGAAAGATATGCGGAGTATAGATATAAACCCTCAAAAATTACTGGCAAATTCAGATCAAACGATGCAGCGACATTAGACGCTTGGCACTTAGGTATAGAATTCGGAGCCTTGCCAACATTAGATGATGTATTCATCGTAGAAGATCCCCCGATAGATAGAGTAATAGTAACAGCAACCGAACCACACTTCATATTTGATTCATATATAAATATGTTCTGTGTCAGACCTATGCCGGTATATAGTGTACCTGGGATGGTCGATCACTTCTAAAAAAACGAAAGGAGAAAAAAATGCAAATTAATCCTATGTTTCTACTTGATGTAGTTAAAATGCTTTATCAAAAATTCAGACCTATGTTAAAAGCCGCTGTGGACGATCCCGATCAAGAGTGGGATGATATGCTTATGCTCGTATTAGATAGAATACTAAACTATAAAGAGGAATAAAAAATGGGATTCTTCGATTCAGTATTTAAAATTGGTAAAGATATAGTAGGGGGTTTAGGAAAAACCGTACTTGATCTTGGCGGTAGCTTTCTAAGCGATGATCTAATAGGTGATCCAAATTCTGCTGAAGCATATCAAAGAAGCAGAGCCGCCGCAGATCACTCATTTAAACAATCAATGCAAGCCTATGGATCAAGATATCAAATGACAATGGCGGATATGAAAAAAGCCGGCCTAAATCCAATATTGGCGGCTTCATCAGGATTCAAAGTAGGAAATAGCCCTCAAATGTCATCAGCTCAAGCCTTCATGACTCCACCGGCTTACAATACAGGATCAGCAGGAGTAAGGAACCTAATGGAAGCGGAAAAATTAAAAAGCGAAGAAAAAAGGAACCTTGCAGATACACAAAAAATAATAGGTGAAACCGTACTTAACTTAAAACGAGTAAATCAGACAATAGCTAATACACTTAAAATAAGATCAGAGAAAAAACTCATAGATCAAAACGAAAAAAATGCCGTAAGGCAAATGTTCAATCTGGAACAAGATTTCCTGTTAAAATCAAAGGAAATATCAAAGAAGATCGCAGAAATATATGAATTACAAAGAAGAGCTGATCTTCAACACCAGGATATGATCCTGGTGGAACAAAAACAAAAAATGGTAAGAAATCAAACAGTATTAATAAGAAAACAGGCAAAGGAACTGCAATACAGACTGGCTCAACTTAAAAAAATTGCAAAAGTATATGACGGCCCTGCCGGTCAAACTTTATCATACGTAAACGAAATAATGAAATCACTCAATTTAAACTTTGGATTAATTGGTGGATTAAAAAAGTAAAAGGTGAAAAAAATGGGAAAAAACTACTGTAAAGAAATGGATGTCGAAGGAAAACCGACAACAAGCGAAGATATGAGGATATTCTGTCAAAGACCAGGAAAGACAAACGAAGACGGAACACCCTTATATTTCACCGAACAATCACATAAACGCGAATGCGATGTTAATTATATCATTCAGAAATATGATAAAACAGGCCTAATAAGCCACATATCACGATTTGAAGGAAAATTCGGGGATATGACAGGCTTGGAATTTAAGGCCATACAAGACAAAATAGCGAATGCTCAGAGCATGTTTAATGCTC